AATACTAAAAATACTAGCAATCGCTGGCGCTATTTCTTGTATAGTCGGAATTAGTTCATCTTTAATTATTGGAATTATATCGTTAACCATTGGTAATAAAGCAACTCCGATATCTTCTCCAAGTAATCTGAATTCATTTTTTAATATTGCTAATTGTGATTCAGTAGTTGCATATCTTTTATTAGCTTCATCTACTAATGCTGTATTATCTGACCAAGCTTGTCCACTTGTTTCTAATGTTCTACTAATTAAATCCCCAGCATTTGCTAATGATAAGAAAGATCTTGCTGTTCTTATACTACCTAGTCCTACATCATCTAATATTTGGATTGCTCCATCTCCTTGTTCTCCTAAACCTAATACAAATTTTTCAAATGCTTTACTAGCATCCTCTTTCCATAAATCTTGAAATCCAATTGCAGACATTCCTGAAGTTTTAGCAAATATTTCTAATTTATCATCTGCAGTAGTTACTGATTTAGTTATTTGTAATAATGCTTTCTGCATCGCTGACCCTCCAGCTTCTGCTTGAACTCCAACTGAGGATAAAGCTGTACTAATAGCAAATACATCAGCTGTAGTTAATCCAGCTATTTTTCCAGCACCTGCAATTCTTTGAGCAAATGTTGAAATCTCTGCTTCTGTTGTAGCAAAATTATTACCTAAATCTACAATCGTAGAACCCATTTTATCTACTTGAGTTAAAGGTATTTGCATAACATTAGCAATTCTTGCAAAATCAGTTGCTGCATTTTCAGCTGTCATATTAGTAGTAACACTAATATCTGCAACTGTCTTAGTAAACTTCTCAAGATTATCAACTCCTTGAACTCCTAACTGTCCTGCAATTTCACCTATTTTAGATAATTCTTCAAAAGTTATAGGAGTAATAGTAGTTAAATCTTTAAACCGTTGTTCTAATTGGGCAAATCCTTCTTCAGTTAAATCAACTGTTTTCTTTACACCTGTAAATGCACTCTCAAAGCTAATAGCAGTTTTAATAGAAGAAACTCCAATTGCAGCGATTGCAATACTAGTTGCAGCTATTGCTGTTCCTGCTATAGCCATAGTTTTACTAAGAGCACTAGTTTGTACTTTTGCCTTAGTTAATGTCTTACTAAAATTATCTACTGCACTTACTACAATATTTATTGAAGTGCTATTTCCAGCGTTTAAATTTACCATTATCTTCTTTTACCTTTTTTAAGTGACTTTTTAGATTGTTTTTCCTTAACTTTTTCTCTTCTATTAAATTCTCTAATTAATGAATTTATTTCTGATAAAGTTAATTTTGGAGCAGTAAAAAATGTATATCCCGATTCATGTAAAAAATAATACCATGAATCTCTATTTGAACTTCTTACTGCTGACGAAAATTTTCTAATTCTTTTTTAAGTATTCTTGTATTTCCTTGATTTAATAAATCCTGTTGACTTATATCAGTACTTATACTAAAAATAGCTAATGCTATTGCATTTGTAAATTTAGCTTTACCAGCACTTAATAACATTGCTCTATCATCTTCTGAAAATTCGGGATTAACGCAATTTGAAATTATCACATTAATATCTACATCGATATCTGTATTATTTCCATTAGATTTATTAGCAATCTCAGCTAATTCTCCTTTAGTTAAAGGTTTAGCTTTTATTGTTGGTTTAGTATCTAATGTTTCTAAGATTACTTCTACCGGTAATAAATTACCATTACCGTCACGTTCAAAGAATATTTCTTCCTTTTTTAAATATGCCATTAAAATATGTTATATATCAAAATCTTTGCTAACCAAATTAAAAACAAAGTACCAACTATGAAAGTTAAAATACTAAAGCTTTTTATGCAAAAGCTAACGGTTTTAAACTTGTTTTTCATATGAAATTCCTCCTTCTATTTTTATATTAAAAAATAAAAAAATTACCAGGGATTGTGTTTTTCAACCAAATCGTCTGTATTGATGACACAGTTTTCTGGATTAATAGTTATACTAAATTCGTTAATTCCTTCAGATGGACTAGGTGCTTCAAAATTTGTGACTTTACAACCACTCATAGCGAAAAATCCTTGCTCACTTCCTGCTAAAATAACTCCTTCAATTAACATATTAAACGTACTTCCTCCTTGCCAGTAAGACTCTTCGATAGTTTTACCCCAAGTTGAATTAGCATCTAATGTAAGACTAACTTCGTAATCTCTTGCTGTTGGTATTAAGTTATCAACGACTCTAGAGCCATTATCATAATGACGTCTTTCAACATTATTATTAACTGTCCAAGCAACATCCATTACTTCATTAATCTTAGTACCTGATGGTAAGTGTACTTGTGTATCACTCCATATATAGGGTCTAGTTGTATCTTCATCTGATATTGTTGGAATATCTGTAGTTTTACTACCATTAGATAAATTTTGTGCAAAGTATTCTAGTTCACAAACAGCTGGTTCACCTTGTGATGCTGTAAATGATAAACTATTAACTACACAACCTTTATATGTTCTAACAAAATGTTCTCCGTCAGCTTGTCCTTTCTTACTATCAATGACAGTAAATGATGGAAAATTAGTGTTAGAGTTAGCACCAGATGTGTAAGCATAACTATCATCACTATTAATCTCACTAATAATATGATTATACGGACTAGGACTTCCTGAGTCAACTGTACTACCTAACGCGAATCCAAACATCCTAAAATTCTGTGGATGAAAAGTCATTGTTCCACCATAGTCTTTAGATGTACTAATAAACTGACTAACATTTCTGCTAGAAGTTCCAGTATATCTCAAGTTAACTACGTTTTCTTCTTCAGAAGGTGAATGATCTGTAACTAATCCTACCCAGTATTTTGAGCCTGTTGGTTCTGCATAAGTACCTGATTCAAATTGAAAGCATACCGTGTTTTGGTCTGCAACGTAAATTGACATTTATATTATCCTCCTTTTTCATTGTTAAATTATTACTTTGTACACGACAGTTAATACTTTTCTGTGCACAGTGTTGTCTCCATCTACTTCTACTATTGGAACTATTGAACTAACTATAAATCCGTGGATCTCTTCTACATCAGTACTTCCTGTCCCATATTGATTTGTTCTAAGTACTGCAATGATTGAGTCTGTTAATTCATCTGACTCTTTAGCATTTCTAGCAAATAATTGAACTTCTAATTCTAGAGTTGTCCAATGTTGTTCTGATTGCATTCCAAGTTTAGTTGTATCTATGTTGGTATTTCTAACTGTTATTAAAGGATATTGAGTTTGCCTTTTAGGGAAGGCTGTCATTACAAATCCAATTCCGTCTGTTCTAGATAAAGGATCAGTTACATTAGATCTTAATAAGTCTCTAATAAAAAGAACTGTGTCACTGATAAAAGTAGCTGAACTAATTGCCATTGATATTTCTCACTCCACAATGTGGACAAATTCCATTATCTAATATTAGTGGTAATTTATTCTTACAAGAAATACATACTCGTCCAGACGGTGAGGAAAGAAAATATTTTTTTAATCTTTCTACGTCTTTAAATTTTAGACCAACTACTTTATTATTTAATACAGCATACTTTAGTTTTCCAATTGTACTATAAATACTTTGTAAAGATTTAGTTTCTTTTCGACTTATTCCATATAAGTCTTCTATTTTGGCCCATTCGTTATTCATTTTTCCTCGCTTGGATAGTATAATACTCACTTGTATTATATATTAAATTAAATTTATTTATTTATAAATGTTTAAATATTGTCTATATAGTTTTGACTGCTTTCTTCACTGCAGAATTAACGTCTTCTACTATTTTAGATCTCTTTCTAGCCATTGAATTTCTAAAGTGTCTTCTCTCTGGAATTCTAGAAGTACCATATTCCATAAATTTAGCATGATCTACATCACTAAATACTGTTGCAGAAGTTTTAGTAGTTCCAACCTCAATAGACTCATAAAACTCTCCAGTATCAATACTTCTAGGCTCTGATTTTCTACCAGCTATTGACTCTTTCACTTCATTTTTCAAATCGTTTCCACCTTCAATCATTCCGACTGTAATGCCAGCATCTATTCCTAATTTCTTCCTAGTAATAAATCGCACAGCATTCGGTATACCTTGGATCATCATAGTGATTGCCATTAGTATAAACTTCCTGCTAGTATGTGTCTTAAATATAACTTGTTATAGATTTCTGTATTAGCTGCATTCCATTGATGTATTCCGTCTGGAATTATAGCGTACTTATCGTTGTTAATATCAAATAGTAAATTACCACTGCTATTAAACGAGCCGGTATAAAGGATTTTATCTTTAGTTAATAGTTTACCTTGTTGAAGCAATAAAGCTTCCTCACTACCTTCAGATGACCTTACAGGGAATACTAATGCTGCAATTGTTTTACTTCCAGTTATTGTTTGAGTCATATTATCATCATAAGACCCAGACGCAAATGTATATGAAATAACATTTACATCAGTTGTCATTCCTCCAACTGATAAGATTTTATCTACTCCTTTTTGTAATATTCCTACAGTTGAATATCCATCAGTAGCTGTTTGCTGATAATATTGGACTACAATAGTCATATCGTTCCATAACGGATTTAAAAAAGTTATAATTGAATTTGTAGTATTATGAACAACTGTATATTCTGCAGATAATCCTAATACTAATCCTCCAGCATATAATAAAAATCCATTTGTTTGAGTTAATCCAGTATTAGCTAAAATTAAAGTTCTATTAGAATCTCCAGTATTTCCAGTACAATTACTTCCAAGTTTATTTTCAGATTTTAAGTCTAACATTTTAAAAAATTAATTGAGTACCTCCTTCGAATATTATGTTGATTTTATTTAATTTAAACATTGTTATTCATAATAAAATTTAGCATTTGGAATCTGCCAGATTTCACAACCATCCTCCAAAAATCTTGTATCTATTTGAGTAATATTTGCTAGCATTAAGAAATGTCCAGCCCCATAATAAGATATATTAAATCCTCCAGCACTTAAATCTGCATCCTGTGAACAATTGTCTGCACAATTAAAAAAGTAATTTGCTGATAAAGGAGATGTTGGATTACAAGTATCTGATGGACCTGCTTCAGAATAAGTTACATTCAAATAAGGGGAGAATCCTGTTGCTTCCTTATCTTCTCTATCAATAAAAAGAAAACTATTACCTGCTGTTATTGGGTCCCCAATTTCTAAACCAGCATCAATAGTTCCATCAATACAATCATCAGAAAAATAAGGGCCATCTGGGTCATCAAAAAATAAACTAAAATAAGTATTTTCTGCTTCATAATCTACATTAAATTGAGTTGTTACATTAATAGATGTTAAAGTTTCGAGGGTTATAGATGAAAGAGTAGTCACCTCATTGTTTGTATATTCTAAATTCTGTTCAACATCACAACCTTCAACTTCTACCCATGTTTGATTATTTATTCGAGATACATTAACATCATTATCTGGACTTCCAGTTTTTTCAGAAATATATAAATAAAGAAAAGCAGAATCAATAATCTTTTCACTAGGAATAGAACTATGATTTATTTTAATTATACTTGAAAATCCTGCTGTTACATCAAAATCAAAAGCAAGAAAGGACATATCGGCAACCACCTCAGTAGTTGTATCATTAAGAATAATTGTCGTTGAATTATCCACAAATTCTAAAATTCTTCCAATCCCTAACTCAAAAATAAATTCCTTGCCAAAATATTTTTCTTTAATTTTTTCTTCTTTTATTTTCTCGTAAGTATCTTTATAAGAATCTTTTAAATCTTTAACTTCTTTTTCTTTTTCATCATATTCTAAATCCCTTGTTTGGTTTTTTTTCCAAATTTTTAAATCTGTATCTTTACTTATTTTTGAATCTAATCTAACAATTATATGAGTGTAATTAAAATCAATAACTTCCACAATATAATTTTTATCTTCTTCGAGAAAATTAATTTCAAATCCTTTATCCTTTAAACTTTTGGCATCTTCAACTTTTTTCCAAGTTTCATCTTCAAAAGCAAATTTTGTTCTTGAGTGAA